GCTGTTTTAGACCAATCTAAAAAATCAAATATAGCATTACTACCAGATTTGGGACTTCCACTTGTTCCATATTGCGCTTGATTAGAATAAATAACAGGCACTCCACTTACATTATCATATATTTCTCCAAGTTCTAACCAATATTTAACTTCGCTATTTGTACATTTAACTAACGCTGTTGTATTAAAAGCATTAAAATCATATGTAACGTAATTTTTAATCACATCTGCAATGTTTATTTGGACAGTACCAACTAAAGGTTGCTTTGGATATGTAAGTCTAGTAACTGGATTTGTCTGTCCACTTACATTTACGTCACATAGAAATTGAAAGTTAGGTTGAGTACTATTAGACCCACTAACACCAACTACTATTTCATTATATAAATTTTGCCAATTGTTTGGATTTTCTATTATTGTTATCATTGATTGAAGCTTATGTCTATACTTACCATTATTTGTTTGCCTAGTTTTTCAGATAGTGCATTTGTTATTTTATCTAATTCAGCGTCATTAATAGCTGAGTCGATAAAGTATGTAGGTTTTAATCCATTTTGCTTTATACCGAAAGCTATTGCTGTTGCTTTTTTTCTTTTTTCGTCTATTTGTACTTTTGCTCTTTTGCTTTTAGTCAAGTTCTTTGTTTGACTATATCTTGTATCTAATGGAATACCTTTTTTAGTAATCCACTTCATCAAGTTCTTTATCATTGGTTCGCTTGGGAATCTTGATCTAAAATTATAAATTGATCCGTATTTTGTCTTTAATCCATTTACACCACTATTTACAAAAAAAGCGTAACTATTACCTTGTATTCCTACGTAGTATTCATTACCCATTACTGATATAGGAACAGCAACAATAGACTGCTTAAGATCACTATCTTTTAAGTTATCATCATCTAAATTAGCTTTTAATATATCGCTTAATTCATTTGCTACTTTAAACAAAGAACGCCCTAAAACAGTATCAAATTTGATGTCTTCAATAGGTACGAAATCTTCGCCTATTTCACTTAATAATAACTCATAATTTACGTTCACTTTCTTCTCTGTCTATTTGATAGCATATTAAATTTAAAAACTCAATCACGTTCATGTTAAAGAAATATTCCCATTTTGTTGCGTCTCTATTTGATAAGTTGTCGATTGTGACAAGGTAACCCCACTTTTTTGCAAATCCTTTACTATCATTTCCACTTCCTGCTCCAAATAGGTTCCTATATGAATAGATAATCCGTGTAAGACCTTGCAAAAAAAAACCAATAAAGGTTGAGCGTCTTTCATAGTCATTTTTTCAAAAACTTCATCACTTATTTCTTTGTGTAATTTACCATCATAGTTTGAAGCTTTACCAAATTTCCAAGTCATTGGTCTAAGAAATACTGCTAAGAATTTATGCAAATCTTTTTGAGCTTCTTTTGAAAATGCTGATGCGTCAATAAATTGAGCCGCAGTAATCTTTAATATATCAACATCAACTTTATACCAAGTCTTACCTATTTTAACTTTTCTTTTAACTTTAAAGCCTTTCAAACTATCTTCAATGTTTTTTAATTGAATAACGTAATCATTAAATATTGAGTAAGGCAAGTTTTTAATGTATTCAATAGGTAAATCTAATACAGTAGCCACTCTTCTTTGAGAATATTCTAACTCTGATTCATAAGGCATTTGCGATAACGTGCTTACATATTCCTTAATTGTCAATCTATTAAACTCTCTTTGCATATCTTTAAATATATTTATTTTGATTTATGTAATTTGTTTTGTAACTTATTGATTATGCTCTAATTATGGTATATCTACCAAAGTTTCTTTCTTGCAATTTCATTAGAGCTAAATAACGTGATGCGTCAATTAAGTGATTATTAAAATCTATAGGCTCATTTAATGTATGACCAGCTTTGTCTGTTTTCCATTTATATGTTCTAAACTCTCTTAATAAGTTTGGGCCTATTAAATTTAGTCTATATCTTCTAAGTATGTCTATTGAGTTTATAATTGAGTCTTTACCTTTAGCTGTTGGTTTAATATTAAAACCTAAACGATAAACCTCTTCAATACTTTTTGGCTCTGCTGAGTCCGCATATATTTCATCTCTTCTTTCTACACCAATAGATCTTAATCTATCGGCCACATCCTGGTTGGTCAAACCTCTTTCGTATAGTTCTTCTTTAATGTAAAGCTCTTGATTAAACCTGTGAAACGAGACTATTGCTGTTGGATCATTAGAAAATCCCCAGTCTAATGCATAACCTATAAATGTAGCATCTTGTGGAATTAAATACCCTTCTGTAAAGTTATTAAACACTAAGCCTTTTAATTGGCCTCTTTGACCTAATCCGAATATTTTCCAATACTCTGGATCAGCGTTTTCAAGTTGTTCTATTTCTTGTTTAAGCGACTCTGGTAGATGAGGGTTTTCTTTGTAAGTAGTAATTAATAATGACGCGTCTTTTCTAGGTATTACTTGATCATATATCCAATGTTCAAAGTCGGATGGGTTGTAGTCAATGATAATTTTACCTGTCGTTCTAAGCAGTAATTGGCGCCAATCTTCAAGTTCTAATTCATTTGCTTCATTAGCAAAAAGTATGTCACGCTTTCTACCTCGTATTTTACTAGCATCATCAACACTAAAGAACTCAATAAGATTATCATTAAGAAGATAAGTATTTTCTGTTTTATTGTGGTTTGACTCTGAATATAAATCAGACTCTTTTAAAATCTCAAAAAAGTCTCTCATTGAACTAGCTTTTAAAGCTGGTAGGGTTTTTCTTACTATTGAATACGTTAAACCTTTATATTCCATGCAAGTTCTTATGATCCATTGTAAAGCTGAATAGGTTTTACCAGATCTACTACCTCCTTGAAGAATTGCTATTCTTTTTCTTTCTACTTTAAATGTATTCTCAATGTGAATTAGATTAGGGTTAAACCTCATAATTCTATAACTATTTCACTCATATTTTTTAAACCAAAAGTATCTAATACTATTTGATTGTTTTTCTTTACTTCAACTAATAACAACTCGTCAAAAATAGTTATAAAACCTAGTTTATGTTTGCCTTCTATTAAAACTGTATCAAAATTCCAAGGTTTATTAAAGGCTTTTCCATTTAAAATTATATAAGTAGCGTTTGTTTTAATTGAAACATCGAATTTATTTAATCTCTTTTCAGGCGTTATTTCTTTTTTACAACCTAAAAATAATATAAATAAAATTGTTATTAATTTATTCATTTTCAATCGGCGCTTTTAACCACTCTGGCAATTTATTGATATTAATATTTTGTTCGTTTTGAACTTTTTCAGTCAACCCATTTAGCCTTTGAGTTATACTAGGATTGAACTGCCCTAACATACCACCTGTTATTTGTTGGGCTCTGATCTCTTCTTTAATGTATGAACAGATAGGAACAAAGTCATCATAACATTGATCCTTATTTTTGAAATATTGGTTAATAAATTTCCCATGAGTATTGTAATACCATACGCAAAAACCCTCTAATGTAAAAGGCAACACAGGATAGTCTTCTACTCTATACCCGTCTTTACCTACATACTGAACTTTAGGCCAATTTTTAGCGTCTTCTTTTAAAAAAACTTTATACTCTAGCCATTTGTTGTATAATTCTTCTGGTGTTTTAAATATTCTTGTTGGATGCATATTATTAAATATATTATTTTTTACTTATAAAACTTTCATAAAGTTGGAATCTTATTGGTCTCCAATCTTTTTCATTTCTAAACTGATAAATATCTGATTTCAATTGACTACCTAGATCTTTTCTTAATTCAGGATTATCTATAAGCTTTCTAATTGTTTTATACCATTCTTTTTTATTAGATATTAAACAATTTTTACCATGCTTACTTAATTCTTTATAAGGTTCTAATTCTGAAACTATTACGGCTAAACCAAACGATCCCATTTCAGATAATTTTAAATCCGATTTGCACTTGTTAAACTCATTATCTCTTAAAGGAATTAGCCCAATATCCATTAAATTGTACGCTTGAGCATAACTATTGACATCTGCAGAGTTTATTCTTCCGTAGTTATTGTCACCTATAATAAAATTAGACGTAAATATCTTTTCATAATTATGCCACATAAAATCTCCATCATAAAAACCAGCAAGCATTAACTTGTAATCTTTTTGATCGCTTTTATTTAAAGACATAAGGTCTGGTTCGATTAATTGTAAGTCTTGCAAATGTGTTACAGATCCACTCCAACCTATGTGTACTAAATCAGATTTCATTATAGAAATGTCTTCGTTAGGTATAAATTGAGGTTGAGTAAAATCTATAGTATTTGGCAGAACAACTACTTTTTTATTATAAACTTTAATCATATTAGCTAGGTGATTTGTCGTTGTAGTAACTAAATCGGCCTGCTTTAAATTATAAATTATATCTTGAGCTCTTTTCTTTATTTGCCATTCTTTATACATTGGATGACTGTGTGGCAAAACCCAAGTATCATCTCTATCTATAACTACTGGTATTCCTATTCTTTTTAATTGTTTCCAAAGTAACTCTTGATTGCCTAATTTTGAGATAACAGAACTTGAAATAATTAAATCGTAATCATAAAAAAAGCTATCTGGTAGATGATCTATAGTAGCTATAGAAGTAACATCACCCATATTACAGTGAGGAGTTATTAATCTATGATACTCTACTCCTGTTATATTATGACAAACTAATAATATTCTCATACTTTATAAATAAATATTTCTATTGAAAATTCTCCATTAGCATGTTCTTCTGGCTTATCATGATTAGTACTAGTGTCTATCACTCTTATCTCGTAATTACCTTCAAAAAACTTAGTTAAAATAGAATCTATTGAAAAAGTATGTGGTGGCTCACTTTCATAAGGTAAATAAAAGTATTTATGATCTTGATTCCATTTGCTTGGTAACTCTTTCTTTCTTTCATAAAGATCTCTATGAGGAATTGAGATTATAACTGTTCCACCTGACTTGCATATTCTTAGCCAATTTTTAATAGCTAACACTGGATCCGTTAAATGCTCTAAAATATGAGATGCATAAACTGTATCAAAAGAATTAGAAGCATAAGCTTCCATTGTTGTAGCGTCGCATATATCTTTATCGTGCATTTCAGCATGAGAGCAAATAGGATCAGCTCCGTCATGTGTATCAATTCTACCTACTCCAATATCAATTACACTTTTATTGATAATAAATTTATTATAAAATCCTTCTTTTTCTCTTCTAGCTTTTGCTTTACTTGTTTCTGCCATTATATTAAATTTTTAAGTTTTAAAACATATTCAAATCCTTCTTGGTTAAACATTTCAAACCCTTTTGTAATTACATTAGGACAACTAAAATAAACCTCTAAAAGTCTTTCTGCATCTACTTGTTCTGCTATTGCGTAACACATTGATTGATTCCCAATAAATAATTTAGACTCTGAAATAAAATCTTTTAACTCTAAAAAGTTTTTAACTTTCTTATGTTCTAAATCCCAAACATTAGCCTTCATTAAGTTGTATTCAGTATCTGTACCAACAAAGTAAATAGGCAAATCAACTTTATTAAGAATTGAGTAATCTATTTGACCATTATTGTAACGTTCTGAGCGATTTATAACTATGTAATCTTTTGGCTTTTTAGGTATAAATATAATCTCATTGTTGTAATACCTTTGAAGCTCTGGGTATGCATATAAATACCACTTTTTAATGTCTCCGGCTGCTAAATTAAATCCTACTTTTCTAAATACATCTAAATCATAATCTACTTTTTGATTTGTATAAGGTAATACATCATATATAAAATCTAATTCTAAAAGTAAAGGTTTAAGATTATCGAACATGTATTTGTTAAGCATTACACCACCTAATGGATGCTTAAACATTGGATGAAGTTGTATTGGTTCATCTAACTTTAAAAATAAAACGGCATCTTTATCATGTAACTCGCAAGCTGAACGTATTGAATTTAAAGAATAGATAATGTCACCAGCATTTCCGGAGTGTTTAAATTTTAGATTCATATTCTTCCATTTTATTAAATATTTTGTGTATCATTTCATTTTGGCAATTACCACAATATATATTTGCAGTTACATATCCAAATAAATCTTTATGAATTTCTTGAAATGATAACAATTCTAAAGTGCTCCACTTCATTGCATGATTTACTTTAAAAGTTAACCATCTTTCTTTAAAAGGTAAAATCCTTTCGTATTGTTCTTGTGTCATGAATTTAAATATTTAAAAATAAAAGAACTTGCAACACTACTAATACATGCAATCATTATACTATCTATAATTCCATTGCCTTGATAAATCGAGTAGCTTAAACATGACCAAAATGCCATGCAGAATGAACAACCAAAAGGTTTAGGTATTTGCTTATTGAAATACTTTCTATAATTATCAGTAAGAAAATTGCTACTTGCTATACCAAAGCAAGCGCTAAAGATTGTAAGTATCAGTAAACTTTTTAAATTTATCATTGTTATCTAGTTTTAGTTTTTTAATTGTTTTTTGAATTGTATATTGAACTGCTCCGTATTTAATTCCAGTCATAACAGATATTTTTCTAAACTCTCCAATATCAATATATAATTTTAAAAGAGTTTGATCATACCAATTTAATGAATCAATAGCATTTTTAAGATCTTGAGTAAACATTTGAAATGTTTTTTCTTTAACATCTAACTCTGAATCTAGTTCACTTTTTAAATCTATTATTAGTTCAATACTTTCTGTTGAGTCGTTATGTCTATATTTTTTATAAAATGGTGAGTGTTTGGAGTTCCAAGAATTATGAGCAATCTTAACGAATAAAAACTTTAAATACTTTTTTTCTTTTGCTTCTTGTATTTTTTCTTCTGGTAATTCTAACAAGTTAATTATTACTTCATGAAATAAATCCTCAAATAAAGAAGGAGATGCTATATTTCTGCATACATTTCTATAAGCAGGATCTTTATAAATTCCTTCAATTATTTTAGATTTATTCACTTTTTATTAACTCTTTAAAATTATTGATAATTTTTTCTCTTGTTGTTTTAACACCTCCAGCTAATTTAATATCATCTACTAATAGCATAACTGTAAGTGGTTGTTTTGTTTTACCTTTTGGTCTGCCTCTTTTTCGTTTTTTAAATTCCATAGAGCAAAAATAATATTTTTATTTAAATAAATAAACTATTTCTTTAAATTGCTCTAAACAACGTACGATGAAGTATTTTTGACCAAGCAATATAATACTACTCTCGAACTGTTTCTGTGCATTAGATTGTGAATTAACACTATTCTTGACCTCTATAAACAATACTTTGTCTTGTAGTATTACAATTAAGTCACTTACTCCAGTCAAAACACCTGTTGTTTTAAAGTTTTTATTAGTGTATGTAGCTTCATTTGGTACGCTAAAAATAATCCCTAATCCTTTTCTAGTGTATTCATTCCTAAACCACACTATGATCTCTGCTTGTATTTGATATTCCGATTTCATAATTTGTAACAGTGTAACAGAAAGTAACAGTCCGTAAATGTGAACTGTTACTTACGCTGGTATACGTTGTAACAGTGTAACAGTATTTTATTAAAACTTACTAAAAAAAAATATATATAAAATATTATATAGAAACCTGGTAACAGTTCAATCCTGTTACTGTTACTAAGTTAACTATTTATAAATCAATACTTTGATTATAATTTGCAAATTGCTTTTTATTAAATTTATACGGTCTTCCAGTCTTTTTCTCTTCATTTAGGTTAGAAAATGGATGATATTTACATAATTCTGCGTTTAATTTCATTTCTGATCTTAATATTTTAGAGATATAATGAATTGATATTTGGTTGTCTCTACAGAACCATTTTTCTTTAATATCGCTAGCGCTAGCAAAAAACGATTCAATTTGTGGGTTATTTAAAAAAAAGTCTTCTAAGTGGTATTCTAATTCTTTACGCAAACCGGATTTAGATTCTTCCATAATAACGTCTAATTGTGTAGTTTTTATTTCATCGCTAGTAAAGATCATTCTAGACTTTGTAAAATCTATTGGTGGTAGCTCCGTAAGAAACCTTAAAAAGTTAGGTATTTCAAGTCCAAGATCTACTTCTACTAATGTATTTAATGACTTTATTTTCGGTACTTTTCTAATCCAAAACCTAATTTCATCTTCTTCTACTTTTAAAAAGTCCTCTTCTTTGTTAGTGCATAAAATTACTTTACCATAAAATGGTATAGCGTAGTTTGATACAAATTTTTGGTTTACTATAATTTCTTTTTGTGTTGCTAATGCTTTTAAGCGTTCTATTGTGCTTGATTTTTCAATCGTTGTTTCGTCTATTAGTATTATATTTTTATCACTGTACGAGCTATTAAAGTCACTAGCAAGAACTGATGGAGATATTAAAGCTGTGTTGTTTCCGAATAGCATTGAAATCCAGTTTAGGAAAGTTGTTTTACCTGTTCCGCGTTCTTTTGATACTAAACATAAAATAGGTAATGGTTGTTTAGGATAAAGATACAAACATTGCATATAAGTTAAAGCAAGCATTACTTGATCATCTCCAAATATATGACAGAGCATTGTAGCTGTAGCCGGAAAATCATCTATTGAAATATTTTGTTTATCTGCCGGTTTGTGCGGAAACGGCGAATACTGGTTATAACAACCTTCAAATACTAATGAATACTCTGTATTGTTAGGCTCTAAAGTAAAGTCATTAAATTTAGGTATTAGTTGAATAAAGTCTTTGCCGTGATCATCTACTATTGTTTGTTTATTAGTAGCTTTCATAGTCACGAGATTATATCCGTATCTATTAGATTTTGGAAACACATGAAAGTAATCTACTCCAACTCTAATGTATGGTATTTCGCATTTAATAATATCAAATTTAATATATGACTCAGCGTGCTCTTTATTACCTTTAAACATTATTTCAGTTAATAGCATAAATTTAGTAGTAATACCTTCTGTGCTAAGTTCTTTGTATTCTCTATGTATTTTTACTGTTCCATTTAATAAATCAGTGCAAAACATATCATATCCATCAACTAGTTTGATTTGAACTTTAGTAGATGATATTATTTTAAAATCTTTTTGACCTGAAAAAATAGAAACAAAATCTCCAAAATGATTAAAGTAATCTATAGGGTGGTATTTATTTGGCATT